TCTCCACCCGTACAATGCTGCAATTCGCTGTATCACCCTATTGGTGTTCATAAATGTTGAAGGAAGCGGGCCACTTGAGAGGATGTGTCCGACCGCGTCACCTGCTGTGACAGTGCCAGAACTCAACAGATGTGGCCGGGCCATGTATTCTGTAAGAGTATTATCAATCATTTGGACGGAAGTGACAGGTCGCAAAGTCCTCTCACGTGCCGTTGTAGTGACATCTCCAGCATCTTCGAACAAAATCATACTTGGTTGGCCAGGTGCCGTATCCTCTGGTGCAGAGAGTGGATCGGCAATAACCTCGCCACCAAGTGGCGTGTCACCTTGGGTCTCAACGTCATCACCAAAGAAATCAATTTTTCCGAAAGGCCGTATGCGGGGGTTAGGGATGATAGCTTCGGCCACTTCATTTGGATCAGTGTCGAAATCGACACAGCGTATATAACCGAGAGTTGCCAATACTACATCTCTGTCACGAACGAAGAAGTGATTGAAGCTAGTAGTGCTAATCCTTTTCTCCATTTTCTTGATTTGCTCATCATAAACATCTTGCGAATGTAATGAGAGTTCCCGCTCGAACAGATCGAGAGCCTTGGCTAAATAGACGGCATCACTTTCTTTAGTCTTGGTCCACTCAACAGCCTTCCACATTGAAGGCAGTTCCAAGGGCATCATCCAACAGAGATAGTCTTCATCATAACGAAGATTTCTCTTCAAAAAAGACAAACCCTCAGCTGTTGTGCGCTCCGTAGAAGGCGTCAACTCACTCTTGTCGGCATTCGTCAACGTTAGCCCTAATTCTAGGAAATATGTCTTAAGATCGAACATCGAAAGCTTCTCGGCGACCTTGTCAGTCAAAGCATGGGCGTTATCATCGCCCATGACAGCCAGGACGGCATCGAGGAAGTCCTTCTCAGATAGGCCGGCTCGGGCAAAAGAATACGCATAAGCAAAAAGAACACAAACTGAATTCCATAAAAGAGTTAATGGCATTCCACTACTAAGATTTTGCGGCCAAATATATTTCATATCGCCCACGACGTGAGTTGAGCCAATGCAGAGTTTGACCAATGCCCAAGCGACTTCATCGTTTCTGAAGCACTTGAAGATGGTGAAAACTGCTTCC